CCCCGCAGAAAGGAGACCGGCTGCCACTATTGCGAAATAGTATCTTTTCATAGGCTTACAAATGCAGGATAGTACGACGATTACCGATGCCTCCCATTTTACAGGAAATGTGAAGCCAGCGGAAATTACGTTCGTCGATAAGTTGGTCGAACGAAATATCGCTTGCGCAGATCATGTCGAATAGCTGCTTGTTCCCCTCGACCGTTCCCGTCGTTATATCAGCGGCTTCGCCTTTGACGTGCTGGCTGGTCGCCACGCCTCCGACGGCAGCATTGAGGGCTGGCGACCGATACCCGCTGTTTACGCCGATAGGTTTGCCCCATAGCCGACGGATTGGGTCGAGGCAGTTATCCATTAGGTAATTCAGGCGTCGGAGAACGTCGTGTGGCGGCGTGTTCTGGATTCCCCTTGCTTCCGCCGTGTCAGAGTGGAGCAATTCGGAAAGAGTGAAATGCTGTGCCATACCTACCAGCGTTTGAAGATTGCGAAATGTACGATCTCGCCGACCAGCGTACCGATAGCGTCGGCGGCAATATCAAGCCAGTCCCAGCGTCCGCCGCTTTGCATATCTTTGATTTCAGCTGTCAATCCTGCGCCGACGCCAAATTCCCAGCCGAGTAAAGCTGAACCGATAAGGCATCCGAGGAGGTGCAGAATGCGGTTCGACTTGAACAGGAAAAAGTCGCTCACTTTTCCCAAAACTGCGGCCATTTCGAGGGCCTTTTTCAAAATGTAATTCATATCGAATCCGATTTAATATGTGTCTTTATTTACTTTTTCAGCCCGGTTGTCTTCCTCGATGTGGCATTGTTCGAGTTCGTCAATACCGAGCCGTCGCCCCAGCAACGAAAAGACGTTAAATGTTATCCGCTTGCCTTTTGCTGCAAAATAGTTAGACAAACACGACGATAGTTCATTACCGTAAATGATGGCGAAAATCAGGTATTTCAGCCAGTCGGCGGCAAATCCTATCGAAATAGTAATGCCGAGCATGACCCAGCACAGGTATTCGCACATTTTGTTGACCGTGCGGCGAACTGCCCGCGAAATGCGCACACGCTCACCCCTTTTTCGGGCTGCTTCACAGCCGAAAAAGAGATCGCAGACGATAACCACAGCTGCAACGACCAACCAAATGATCGAATCCGCAAGCGCTTGATAGAAAATCGACGTCAATATCGCTGTCGCCGAGTTCTGCACGACGGTTTCGGTCATTGTCGATTGTTCGGTTAGCGGGTTCATACGGCGTCGATGTTATGCGCCTGCTCTTCCTCGGCTCGTTCCGCATCTCGCGTCGCTTCGAGTTTGGCCAGCGTCTGTTCGTTTCGGTTGTATTCGGCGTTTGCGGCCTCGTATCGGGCGAAATCGTCGGGGTATGTTTCACGAAACGACGTTCCGTTTTTGAAGCATTTCGCGGCCCGTTCGTCCGACGATGCCATGATCGCGCGCAGTTCCAACTGGCGCGACTGTAATTCGTTAATTTGCTGCTGTGTTTCCATCGTTGAGTAAGTTTTTGAGTGTGAATAAATCGCGTCTGCGTTGTTTGCGGACGTTGTATTTGCAGATTTCCCGTTGCCGGAAATGTTTGACGACCGTTGCCGTCGTGATGTCGTCGTCGAAACGGATATAGTCGCACCATACGGTTCCGACCTCTGCGGCGATGCGTTTACGAATGTTGAACGTATCGAAATGCCGCATCAACCCCAAATAGGAGTTTAGGATTGCCGCCAGCTTCTCGACCTGCCCGGGCCTGCGTGCGCGCGGACCTGCCCTGCTCCTCCCGCCGCTTCGGGCAATCTTCCTGCGCACCGCCCACCTGATAGGTCTTCCTGTCCAGAAATTCCTGACTCTTGCCGTCGTTCCAGTTCTGCACCGGGCGGTAGTAGCCGGTGATGCGGCTGTAGACCTCCGTGGTCTTCCCACAGATCGGGCAGGTCTTCTGTTCGCCCTTCAGGTAGCCGTGCTCCGTGCAGATGGAATAGGTCGGTGACAGCGTGTAATAGGGCAGCTCATAGTTCTCCGCGATCTTGCGCACCAGCGCGGCGGCAGACTGCCAGCTGGGCAGCTTTTCACCAAGGAAGGTATGGAACACCGTGCCGCTGGTATAGAGGGTCTGAAGCTTATCCTGCACATCCAGCGCCGCAAACACATCCTCGGTGTAGCCAACGGGCAGATGGCTGGAATTGGTGTAGTAAGGCGTCCCTCCCTCGTGTGCGGTGATGATATCGGGATAGCGCGCCTTGTCGTGCTTGGCCAGGCGGTAGGCGGTGGATTCCGCCGGGGTTGCCTCCAAGTTATAGAGGTCGCCGTACAGTTCCTGATAGTCGCTCAGCCGCTCACGCATATGCTTGAGCACCCTCACGGCAAAATTCTGCGTTTCCTCGTGGGTCAGATCCTTGCGGAGCCAGTTGGCGTTCAGCCCCGCTTCATTCATGCCCACAAGGCCGATGGTGGAGAAATGGTTATCAAAGCCGCCGAGATAGCGTTTGGTATAGGGATACAACCCTTCTTCCAAAAGCTTTTCTACCGTTGTGCGCTTGATCTTCAGGCTGCGGGCGGCAATGTCCATCATACGATCCAGCCGGGCGAAGAAATCCGTCTCGTCCCTGGCAAGGTATGCGATGCGGGGCAGATTGATGGTCACGACGCCCACAGAGCCGGTGGACTCGCCGCTGCCGAAGAAGCCGCCGCTTTTCTTACGCAGCTCCCGCAGATCCAGCCGCAGGCGGCAGCACATGCTGCGCACGTCACCGGGCTCCATGTCGGAGTTGATATAGTTGGAGAAATAGGGCGTACCGTATTTGGCGGTCATCTCAAAGAGCAGGCGGTTGTTCTCCGTCTCGGACCAGTCGAAATCCTTCGTGATGGAATAGGTGGGGATGGGGTACTGGAAGCCGCGGCCGTTGGCGTCGCCCTCGATCATCACCTCGATAAATGCCTTGTTGATGAGGTCCATCTCCGCCTGACAGTCGCCGTAGGTGAAGTCCATGGGCTTGCCGCCCACGATACAGGGCTGATCGGCGAGGTCGGCGGGCACCGTCCAATCCAGCGTGATGTTGGAAAACGGGGCCTGCGTTCCCCAGCGGCTGGGCGTATTGACACCGAAGACGAAGCTCTCGATGCAGTGCTTGACCTCGTTGTAGCTGAGCTTGTCCGTGCGCACGAAGGGCGCGAGATAGGTGTCGAAGCTGGAGAAGGCCTGCGCCCCCGCCCACTCGTTCTGCATGATGCCGAGGAAATTCACCATCTGGTTGCAAAGTGTCGCAAGGTGCTTGGCCGGGGCGCTGGTGATCTTGCCTGTCACGCCGCCAAGCCCCTCCTGAATGAGCTGCTTGAGGCTCCAGCCGGCGCAGTAGCCGGTGAGCATGGACAGGTCGTGCAGATGGAGATCCGCGCTGCGGTGGGCATCGCCGATCTCTTCATCGTAAATCTCGCTGAGCCAGTAGTTGGCGGTGATAGCGCCGGAGTTGGACAGGATCAGCCCGCCCACAGAGTAGGTGACGGTGGAGTTTTCCTTGACCCGCCAGTCCGACACCCGCAGGTAGTCGTCCACCAGCTTTTTATAGTCCAGCACGGTGGAGTGCATCTCCCGCAGCTTCTCCCGGTTCTTCCGGTAGAGGATATAGGACTTCGCTACGGCGGCATACCCGGCGCGCTGCAGCACCGCCTCCACGCTGTCCTGAATGTCCTCCACGCCGATCTCGTTGTTCCTGACCTTGCCGGCATAGTCCGCCGTTACCTGCAGAGCAAGCAGGTCGATGATAGCTGTGTTGTAGGGGATCTTCGCCGCGTCAAATGCCTTGGTGATGGCATTGGCGATCCTGGCAAGGTCAAAATCCACCCTTCTTCCGTCCCGTTTGATGACCTGGTACATGCTTGTCTCCTCCTGTTCTCTATTGTCCGCGGATCTGTGTGTTCGGTATATATGGCAAAACGCTGTCCCGCAGCGCCTTGATCTCGTCCTCGCTCGGGGGGCTCACGCCGCCGCCGACCAGCGCGCCCGAGTCCGCAAACGGCTGGAGGAAATAGCGCCTCGCGCCCTTCAGCCAGCGGCCGAGCTCCTCCATGTCCCGCGGCGTGTGCAGCGGGGCGCAGACGGTAGTGCGGAACTCGTAGTCCACCGTGCCGTCCATCAGCAGGGCGGCGCTCTCCTGCACCCTGGAAAGGCAGTCGATGCCGCCGCAGGTTTCCGCATAACGAGAAGGGCTGTTCTTAATGTCCATCGCCACATAGTCAAGAACGCGCTCCTGCAGAAGCGCCTTGAGCATGGCGGGGTTGGTGCCGTTGGTGTCCAGCTTGACGGCATAGCCAAGACGGCGAAGCTTTTCGAGAAACTCCGGCAGCTCCGGCTGGAGCGTCGGTTCCCCGCCGGTGATGCAGACACCGTCCAGCGTTCCTTTCCGCCGTTCCAGAAAGGAAAGTACCTCCGCTTCCGGTATTTCCGACCCTTCGCTTTGCTCCGGCAGCACCAGGCCCGGATTATGGCAATAGGGACAGCGCAGATTACAGCCGGATAGGAACACCGTACAGGCGACCTTGCCGGGGTAGTCCAGCAGCGTCAGTTTCTGTAATCCGCCAATGCGCATGGTGATGCCTCCCTCCTCCTAAGCGAGAATGTGTAACACAATAATCGTACCGTATATTGTGTTTAATGTCAATATAAAAACACAATATATTGTTTGCGCCGTTTGAGTGTTTTCATCAGGCGCAACTCCTGTCCGGTATCTGCCCTCTGTGTGGCATTGTTCAAAAGCCAGCATATCTGGCTTCTTCTATTCACAGAGATTACCCTCACAGCACTTAATCAGAGCATTTCGGCGGCAATACCATCAGACGATGTTATTTCGTCAGCGGTCATGCGTTGCGTCCGCTGTGCCGTTTTGCGCAACAGGCCGAACAGGTGGAGACAAGCAACCTTTCCGAGATCCGGCTCGACGAAGAGACCCTGCCGGAGCTTCGCTCCCTCACCCACGCCCTCAATGAAATGCTGGAGCGCTTGAGCCGCGGCTTTGACGCTCAGCGGCAGTTCGTCGGCAACGCCGCCCATGAACTGCGCACGCCGCTGACGCTGCTGCAAACACAACTGGAGCTTTTCCCCGATGAGCATCCGGATATTCCGCCGGAAAGCGCGGCGTTCCTCGCCGCCCTGCAGGACGAAGTCCAGCGGCTCAGTCGGCTTACGCATGCGCTGCTGGACATGAGCGATCTTCAGTCCGTTCCGCGCAACGATGTCATTCTGCTCTCGCCCATGATCGACGAGGTCTTTGCCGACCTCGCCCCGCTGGCCGAGCGCAACGGGATTTCCCTCTCGCGTGAAGGGGAGAATATTACTGTTGTCAGCAGCGATATGCTGCTTTGCCGTATGTTTTCCAACCTGGTGGAGAATGCCGTCAAATACAACCATCCCGGCGGCATGGTGAAGGTAGATGTTCAGCAGCGGGACAGACAGGCGGTCATCCATGTAGCGGACACTGGCCGCGGCATCCCACAGGAATTCTGGCAGAGCATCTTCCAGCCCTTTTTCCGCGTGGACAAGTCACTCAGCCGCGAGCTTGGCGGAGCGGGGCTCGGCCTTCCGCTGGTGTGGGAGATTGCGCGACTCCACGGCGGCCGCGTCTGGGTGGAGGAAAGCAATGACAATGGCAGTGCTCTGGCCGTAACACTTCTGTTGTCCGCATCGATCACAGACACCGTCAGGAGGTAAAACAGTATTTCTTACAAGTTATCTGATCACGGTCAAACCAAGAGAGGTACTTGAGCGCTGCTCTAAGGCGCCGGCCAAAGCTCAGCGCAAAGGGGCTGAGGTCAGACTGGAGCGGCAATCAGCGAAGAATCCCTTGCCAACACCGGGTGTGGATTTTAGGTTGTGCCCCCCCTGTTTGAACAACGGAAGCTTGTCTATAGCTTTTACTGTGGCGTTGCCGGAAAATAAGAAAGCCACAGGGAAAAGCATCCTCTTGATAGGAACCTAACTTTACTTTTATCCGAAAATACGATAATATAAAATTATATATTCATACTCATTTTCAGATTAGAAGGTGGATATTCAAGATTTGCGAAGTCGCGCAGCCACCCCGAAAGGAGGCCCTATGATTCAATTTGAGCATGTCACCAAAAGCTATGAAAAAGCCACCATCCTGAAAGATTTGAATTTCACGATTCCGGATGGACAGTTCGTGATACTGATCGGCCCATCCGGGTGTGGTAAGACCACCACCATGAAACTCATCAACCGGCTCTTGGAACCGGACTCCGGCATCATCTCCATCAATGGGAAGGACATCCGCTTGCAGGACAAGGTGGAGTTGCGCCGACATATCGGTTATGTGATTCAACAGATTGGCCTGTTCCCAAATATGACCGTAGCCCAGAATATTTCCGTTGTCCCAAAACTCCTCAAATACGACAAGACCCGCTGTGCTAAGATCGTGCAGGAGATGCTGAAGCTGGTTCATATGGAGGACTATGCTGAAAAGTATCCCTCTGAGCTTTCCGGTGGTCAACAGCAGCGCATTGGCGTCCTACGGGCTTTGGCGGCCTCTCCGCCTATTGTACTGATGGACGAACCCTTTGGTGCATTGGATCCGCAAACGCGAGAGGCTCTTCAGGACGAGGTGAAAAACCTGCAGCAGCGTCTTGGCAAGACCATCATTTTTGTCACCCATGACATGGATGAGGCACTGAAGCTGGCCGATATCATCATCTTCATGGATGGCGGAGAAGTTGTGCAGATGGCCTCTCCTGAGGAGATGCTGGAAAACCCCGCCACCGAAAGAGTCCGAAGTTTCTTGGGTAAGCATGCTTCTGGTACGCAGCCGCCTTCTAAGGTGGAACAATTCATGCGCACCAATGTGCAGTCCGTCCAACGGGATCGCGGTATTCTGGAATGTGCCGAGCGGATGGCACGCCACAGCGTGGACACCCTGCTGGTGGTGGACGAATGCAACCGTTATGCCGGAACAGTTTCCATCGGGGATATCCGCGCATGGGGTAAGGAATTGAAGACCATCGATCCCATCATCCGCCAGACTGCACGGACGGTTCGGATCGGAGATGATGCAAAGGAGTCCTTTGACTATCTGCTGGAATCCGGCGCCTCCTATGTGATCGTCCTCAACGAGGACGATACTGTAGCCGGCATCGTCACCAAAACCAGTGTGGCCCGCGCCGTTGCAGAGACACTGTGGGGTGATGAGAAATGAGAGCTCTCTTCGATACATACGGTGCCATGTTGGGGCATGCCATCCTGGTTCATACTGGCTATGTCCTGATTTGCGTGACCGTCGGATTTTTTCTGGGCCTGTTGCTTGGCGTTGCCCTTTCCCGAACGCCCCGGATATCCGGTATCGTGCTGCCTGTCATCTCTGTTTTACAGACGATCCCCGGGCTCGTATTTATCGGCGTGTTATTTCTCTGGCTGGGTATGGTGCCAATGACTGTCATCATTGCGCTGTCCATCTACGCCATGTTTCCGGTGCTGAAAAACACCTACACCGGTCTTTTGGGTGTGGAGCAAAAATATCTGGAGGCCGCCAAAGGCTGCGGCATGTCTCAACTTCAGTCCCTGCTGCGAGTTGAGCTTCCTTTGGCAATGCCAAGCATTATCGCAGGGCTTCGCATGTCTGCTATCTACACGGTATCCTGGGCGGTGCTTGCGGCAATGATCGGGCTTGGTGGGTTGGGAGGCTTTGTCTATCAGGGAACATCGTCCAATAACAATACGCTGATCCTGCTTGGTGCGATCCCGTCTGCGCTGTTGGCTGTCGTAATTGGAGCTTTTGTAGACCTTCTGCAGAAAAGAGTGACACCGAAGGGGCTTCGAAAGGAGGGGAACTGATGAGCTGGAACCTTGTGCTGGAACACCTCTTTATTGTCCTTGCCGCCAGTCTGCTGTCTATTCTTGTCGGAGTCTCTCTTGGCATCTGGGCCTATGTCTCCTCGAAAACTCGCCCTGTAATTCTGCGGGTCGTTGATTTGCTTCAGACCATACCTTCACTGGCCATGCTTGGCATCATTATGGTCTTTCTCGGAGCTGGAAAAATCACCGTGATCATAGGCATCACACTTTACTCTCTTCTGCCCATCGTCCGCAATACCTGCCTGGGACTGCAGCAGGTCGATCCCGGTGTAAAGGAAGCCGCTCGCGGCATGGGCATGAGCAAACCATACCGCATCCTGATGGTCGAGTTCCCATTGGCGATCCCGACCGTGTTCACAGGTGTTCGCATCGCTGTTGTCAATGCCATCGGCACTGCGGTATTCGCGGCTTTTGTGGGTGGCGGAGGCCTTGGCGGCATCATCAATCGCGGTATCCGCATTCAGGATATGCGCCTGATTCTTACAGGCACCGGCTGCCTGATGATCATTGCAGTTCTGGCGGATTCCCTTTTGGGGTGGTTGGAGCGGCAGGCTCGCCGCAGCCGAGGCGGTTCTCGAAAAATGTGGATCCCTGTGGCTGGTTTGCTGGTGTGCTTTCTGCTTCTGCTGCCTTACGGAAGGACTTCCGCCGGTGATCTCTCTCTTTATGATGGGGACTATTCTGAAACACAGCTTATGCACCACATGGTCAAAATGCTGGTGGAGGAGCAAACAGGCCTCTCAGTCAACATCGGTGACCAGATGTCTCAGGTGAATAATTTCAAAGCCATGGTCGGTAGCAATCACACCTGCGACCTTATGATCTCCTATGATGGTACCCTGCTGACCACCTTCTTCGGGCAGGATGTAGACGATGTACCGGCGGGAATGTCTATCTATGAGTATGTCAATCAGGTTTCCCGACAGGACTATGGTATGACGCTGTTGGATCAACTGGGTTTCGATAACACCTATGCCATCGGTGTACCGCAGGCTCTGGCGGAAGAATACGGCCTGAACTGCATCAGTGACCTGATTCCGATCGCAGGGCAACTAACCTTCGGCGCAGAACAGGAGTTTTTTACACTGGAAGGCAGTATGAAATACGGTCCCTTCACAGAGGCTTATGGGCTGCATTTCAAAGAGGCCAAGCCTGTGGACATGGGGCTGAAGTATGCTGCCATTGAAAACGGCAGCTTTGATGTTTCTGTGGTCTATGCAACGGATGGCCTGAACCGCAAGGTGGGGTTGAAAATCCTTGAGGATGACAAGGGCTTTTTCCCAGATTACAATGGTGCCTTTTTTGTCCGTGAGGATGTACTGGAACAGTATCCGGAACTGGAGGGCATTCTGAACCGGCTTTCCGGGAAGATTCCAACGGAACAAATGGCGGAGTTGACCTATCAGGTCGATGTTCTCGGACGGGATGTGGATGAGGTCGCCCGAGAATTTTTAGATAGTCTGAATTTGTAGAGGACTGTGTAACTCAAACTGCTTTAAGCATAAAAACAACCGCTTTCTATTTGATCTCTCATTATGGAGCAGGTCTTCCGTTGAACAGATACGGAAGTGGTGCATATGCAGTCGATCAACAGTTTTCACTGTATGATGCTGCATCCGATGACCAAAAGTTCAAACTGGTCACTGTAAACAACAAGCAAAGAATCGCCATGAACGGCAACACGTCCTTGGGGTTGAACGTTTATCGCTCTGGCGATAATCCATGTACACTTTACACGCTTTTGAACAATGATAATGACTCTCAGGTCTCAATCGAAGCATGTAGCGAGGGAGTGTCTGATTGCTACTATATCCACTCACCTCTACGTGCTCTGTAGTGTGCCTGCTCTCTCAAGTGAATTATATCAAATTTAACCATGCTGCGTACAGTACAAACGCGTTTCATCTCTTGTTTGTACCTTGAAGCGTAGCGGAAAGGTGGTCATATTTATGAAAATATTGATGATCATTCTGCTGTGCCTGTGCCTTTTGCTTCAGATCGGTTGTATGGGAAATCCCGACAGGAAAGAATCTCATCAGAGCGGCAGAGAAGCAACACTGACAGAAAATAATATGACGGATACCGAAAGAGATTCGGAAACCACAAAAGCCGTTTCGGAAGTCGACAACAATGCTCCGATAAGCATGACGAACGGAGAGCTGATTGACTTTCTTTCGCTTTCAAGTCCGCATTGGTACAGCTATTTCATGGATGGAGACGACAAAAAATTCTATTCATTGCTTTTCTACCCTTCATCCGATAAAATGGAATGGAGTATCGGATATTATGAAAGCGAAGGGGAAAACACCTTCTCCGGCACATATACCATTGACAACGAAGAGGTCTTCCACGCCGAGCTCAGTGACGCGCTTCGGGATACCAAATTACAGCTTTCTTTCACGGTGGATGTTCTCAATACCGACACCGGAAAGAAAGAGATTTCTCTGAACATCACCGACTCAAGCCTTGATAAATACCAGAATCTTGTAAACGCACCGATCAGGTTCACCTTGGACACATCGGCGGATTATCCTCTGTCAACATCGGTCTTTACCATAAAGCAGAAAACACAATCTGAGAATATTGAAATAAGTGTGGCGGCGGATCGCCAGATGACGTTGAAGGACAATGTTCTGTATGACGGTTCGAATGAAGAATACTTCAGATTCAGTCTTCTTGAAAATACGACAGCAGAGGATTATCTCAAATCCTTGTCGGATGAAAACGCGCAGTACAATGAAGTTGAAACTTTGAACGGCAAAAAGACGGAGAGCGGATTCACCTATCGCGTATATTATATGGATGTTGAGATAAGAAAGGGACAGACTGCCAGGCACTATAAGTTTTTTGTCACTGTCGATGAAACTGACATCATTTTGATAGATGCGTATCATTATAAATTCAAAGACAGATCCGGTGAAGAAGATTATCTGGAAAAATATATTCTTCCTGTGGTAGGCTCTTTTGATATCGTGAAAAACTGACACTTAGGGAGAGGTTCGAACAAACCAGACGAAATCATAAGTTAAGAAGCAAAGCGGACGTTTGTTGTGGAATCGGCTGCAAATTCTCGCGTATCTCGGTGTTTTTGCTCTTTTCTGTTGAAAGGACTCCTGCAAATGTGGACACACTCTTTTCGGAAAGAGAATAGACCTGTTTGATAACCCGACTTCAGAGTATGAAAATGGCGATGGAATCGGCATTCTCATTTACAATTCGGGAGGGTTATCGAACAATTCTAATGAACAGCACAATCAAGAAAGGTGGACTACACCGAGCAGAAGAAACTTGCCGCCGCGGTCAACAAGATCGGCGCGAACATCAATAGCTCCCACCTGATCCTCCTTCTGTGAGCCGATGCATTAGCAATGATCTCGTGCCATTATTGAGCGCTTACGTTCATTGCTCGTCATTTGTTGTACACCACTGAACGCGTTATAGTGGTTGGGAGTATTCTCACTCTCCCACCCCCACATACCCT